GAAGATACTCCAGCATCAACTCCTAATTTAACATCACATAATACTAAAATTTTAGATGATGTTGCACTTGGAGTAATATTTAAAGTTAATCCAGTAACATCTACAAAGCTATTTGAAGTTGTTGAAAAAGTATCTGTTTTAGCAACACTAACAACTTGCAAAATCTTACCTGGCGCAAAGCTAGTCGTACCTGTTCCACCGGCTGAAGCTGGTATCGTTGGTGAAATTGCTGTTGCTCCTAATATTCTAGTTATCGCCATAATTTATCCTATCAACGCTTTAATTTCTGCGTCGTCCAATCCTAAATCTTTTAGCTTCTGTTTACCAGAGGCTTTTTTAGTTTCTGCATTTGTTTGTTCTTGTTTTAAAGATATTGATTGTTCTGCATCTAAATCTCTTTGTGTTTTTTCTGCGTCAGTTAAATCTACAATTTTACCATTAGGATTTTTTGGTGTAAAAATTATTTTTGTATCTATACTCATAATATCTCCTTAAATTTTAAGTCCATATAAAACCCAATGCTCTATGGTTGTTGTTTGTGAATTACCAGCAAAAAATGAAAGTCCAGAATGTGCTGATGTATTTCCTCTATATTGAAAACCACCCATTTGATTTAAAATACCACCATCATTATTGTAATTTGTCATATTGTGATAAGTATAATTTTTTCTTGCAGTTGTAGATAAAGGATCAAAAATTGTAATATCTAAAATAGATGAATATTGTACTGAAGATGACATATTATTTGTTATTGTAACTGCATTACTTGTCCAACCACCTGAATCGCCAACATTGTTTGCACCACTACTATTTACTCCTTGATAACGATAACCAAAAGCATAACTAGTGTCTGATTGTGCAGAACCACTAATATTAACTCTTACAAATAAATCTTGTCCTGTAGCATTTTGGTGTACACCCATCATATAAAGTTTATACATATTATAATCAGTTGTGTAATAACCATCTATTGATACTGTAGATTGTGCTGATACTGTTCCAGTTGCAAGTTTTACATAATCACCAGTTATAGCAGAACCATTATTTTGTAATGTCCCTATAATATTTGTCGTGTCACCAGATGCGCCGATAGTAATAGTATCAGAACTCTCGTTGATAATGTTATTACCTGATGTATCTTGTATTGTGTCTACTTTTAAAATTGCTGTCATTATGCTCCTATTAATCTTGTCATTGACCAAGTAGAACTTCTTGGTTGTCCACTACTGTTTCCATATACAGCACCATTATTACCACCACTTATGTACCATTTTACTCTTAAAAATTCTCCAGCTGTAAAACTCATGCAATCTACTAAATGATGATTTACTTCTGGTGAGTAAGTGTGGTTTCCATATCCACTAAAATATCTTTGAAAAGCTATTTGAGTTTCACTTCCAAACCCAGAACTTGTATCTTTATATAAAGCTATACCATAATAGTATTGAGCATTATTTTGATTTGATGCTCTAGCTTGAATATTAATTTGATATTTTCCAGTTGTAGGTATTTCGTAATAATAACCAGAAGTGTTAAATTTTGTATCAGTATCAAACTCTTTTGTGTTGTATTGAATTACTGTATAAGCACCAGAACTACATGTTGTTTCTCCACTTGCATAAACTGAAAAAGATGGAGTGTTTTTCATAGAACTATTTAAAGTCATAGTTCCATTTGACATATTAACAGTCTCCCCAGATTGACCAAGAGTAATCGTCCCTGATCCAGAGCTCGTTGTTATTGTTCCTACTTTTAAAGTTCCGTCTGCCATAATTTATTAAACTCCTATTAATTTGTATGCTGAAAACCAAGTTTCAAATTTTCCACTACTTGATGAAATAACTGAACTTCCACTATCATTGGTGTCATTTAATGAATAAACCTCAATATAATCTCCAACTGATAAATCAAAAACAACACTATGAAAACTAAACATTTGATACATATAATTAGAACCAAAATCATTATTAGCCATAGAAGCCTGTGAACCATTTTTGTAAAAATAAACAATGTGTCTTTTTAAAGAGCCTTGTGCGTCATAAGTATTTATTCCTGTTGAGAAAAAATATTTTCCAGCTTCACCACTTGGAACAGTAAATTTATCTGAAGCATAAGCATTATTAGTATCATATAATTCAGTATTAAATGTAACTTTGGTTGCAGTTGCATCTGATAAAGTTTGGTTTCCATCTGTTTTAGAAGCAAAGAAAGATGGAGTATTATCTCCACCAAAACCTGTCGCCGTTCCAGAGTTAGCTATCGTTGCACCAGATGGAATAGTAATAGTATCTCCTGAAGAGCCTATCTCTAAACTAGTTCCTGATTGTGGGTCTACTTTATCTACAAATAATGTTGCCATATTATACTACCGTTAATGTCCCATTCACTGTGACTGTTGCTGTAAAAGATACTGGACCACATAACATCATGTTGTCCGTTGCAGCAACTGTTATTGATTCTGAAACTGTTGCTAAATTTTTATATCCACCGTTGATTGCAGAAATCATTCCTGCTTGAATGCTATTGGCTCCTGGTTCAATATTACCTAAAGACTTACCTTGGAACACTACATAGATATTTCCAGTTCCTGTTGGAGGTGCCGCTGTAAAAGCTAAAGTGGTACCACCAGATATTGAGTAAGCTGAAAACGGATCTTGTCTAACGTTTCCAACATAGACTTCTACTTCTGCTGTGTTAGCTACAGTTTGTGAAAGTGTAAAGTTTGTTTCTGAATTATCACCGTTGAACTGTTGAGAGTTCATGGTATTTAAATTTTGTTTTGGTGCGTTTCCTAAATACGACATGATTCTCCCTATGTACTGATTGCGTCAACTGCACCCACCACTGTATCTAAAGAACTAGCTGTATCTGATTGAACGTACAGTTGGTCTCCAGAAGCAAGTACAATTTTACTTCCTCCGTCAATAAGCTCTAGTGAGCCGCCACTGACAATCGGCGCGTTTTTAATTAAATAATAATTTGCTGATGATCTTCTAAGATAAACATCAACAGCTATAGTTGATGTAGTTACATTAGCCATTCTAATACTAATTAAAGTATCAAAACTATCTGCAGCTCCGCCTAAAGCATCTACTGCTGATGTACCTGTATTTCTTGTTAGATAATTTCTAAAGTTTTGTGCCATAATTTATTCCTTATACTATAACGCGATTGCCATTGCAACGGCAAAACCCGCTGAAGCTCCTGCTGATCCATTAGATGCTGCAGTAACTCTACCTTTTGCATCTACGGTGATTGATGAATTTGTATAACTAGCTGCTGATACTCCAGAGTTAGCTAGCGTTAATGCTCCACCAGATGCGATTGTTGCATCACCCGACATTGCAGATTCTTGATAACTTGTACCATCTCCTATAAGTATTTTACCTGATGTTACATCAGGCATTATTAATTGAGATCCTACAGTTAAATTTCCATTTACATAATTAGATATAGTATTTGCAAAGTTACCCATTAATGAGTGACTTGAACATTGATAGTATAAAATATTTGGTGTGTTAGCATCTACTGCTATTTGAGTATACGCACCAGATGATCCAGCTGTACCATTAGTAGTTACACCTGTAGTATAAGCCGTAGATTTATCTGCTTCTAAATAAAATCTTAAAGGGTGACCACTGTTTGTAGAATCTGATTGATCAAATCTATAGTAATATTTGTATGATGAATCTGCACCTGAAAATGTAATCGCAGGTGATTCTAGTCCATCAAGAAAATATGCACTTGAAGATCCTTGACCTGAATATGGATGTGCTGTTGTTTTAGTACCAACTTTAACTGTAATTATTTTTGGCGCTGATGAAGAACCATACTCTTCTGGTTTAGGTAAACTAATCTTTGCACCAGGCACTGTACAGAATACTTCTGTTGCACCTGCAAAGTTTACGGCAGCATCACTATTAGAACTGGAGATAATATTAGTTCTAGCAAGTGTACTTGCTCCTCCGTTTAAAGTTCCAAAACCAACTTCAAAGTTATTTGTTCCTGTTTCAAAGATACAGTAATAAGTAGTATTGCCTCCACCGATACCAGCAGAAAAAGATTCAAAACCTGAAACTGCTCCACCTAGTGTAAACGTTCCTGTTCCAGTTGTTGCACTGGATTCTTTTACCCTATCGTTTAGTTTAAACGCCATTTAAAATCCTACGATGTTAAACTAATAATTGCATTACTAGCAGTAGAAGGATCAGGAAACGAAATAGTGAAGTCACCATTCGTTGCTGTCTTACTTCCACCAAAATCTAAAACTACACACAATTTATCGCCTTGGTCGTCATTATATATCGCTGCAAAAGCTGCAGTGAATGTTGCGCTTGACCATGTTACATCTGCAAAGTCTACAGATGTAGTGGCGGTTGCAGCTACAACAGCTTGACTACCTAAAACTTTTCTAACATAGTTTGAACTACCTGCTGAAGAAACTTCATTAGTAGTTAAAGCAACTGTGCTAGACGTTGAGTAAGGATTAGATGTGTACAATGCTATTTTAAAAGAGTCTCCGCCATTCGCAAAATTATGCGTTCCTGACATCAATTCACCTTTAAAAGAAAACGGTACTACGTTTGCCATATTTTATCTCCTTAATATTATGGTGATGGTGATTTTAAAGGAGTACGAATAACACCATCTTGATATTCGTCTCGGCGTCTACGACCTTGTTGTTCGATCGCATACGATTGAAGAGCTTTTTGATAAGCCTGCGTGTAGTATTGTAACATATCTGCAGGACCTTTCAAGTATCCATATGCTTCTACCAGACATCCATATAAAAGTAAATCTTGATATTTGTTAGATACATAAGTTCCATTAGTAGCTGCTGGAGCTGCTGTTGGAGTAGTAGTATTAGTTAAACTTATAGGTTGTTTTACATATGCTAATGTAATTTCATAAGTGGAGTCTGGAGTAGGTGCTACTACCCAAAAATCTGCGTCCCAATTGGCATAATATTTAGGAAATCCAGATTGAGTTGCTGGAGTATCATAATAAGCTGCCATGTAACTTGTATCTTTTTTTTCTAAAAAAACTTGATCTCCTGCACTGTTTTTTAACTGAGCATATCTTATAAACCTTAAATCTGATGGAATAGTTACATATCTATTTCCTGCAACCAAGTTTGATGTAGCATAAAATCTATTATCATCAGAATCAGCTTCTCTGTAAATTTTATTTTCTGTATTTTTAATTATAGTATCTAAAACAGAATTAGATAAAACTGAATCATCAACTTCTGTATAGTTTCTAACATCATCTTGTAAATTTGCTAAAGTGTAAGCCATTACTTTGATTCTCCATATTTTCTACGTATCTTATCTTTTTTATCTGTTCTAGTTTCTTCATACATCTCAAGATGAGGATCTTGTCTCTCACATTTAAACATATTTTTAATAAAATTAATAATTTTTTTTATCATGCTGATATTGTTATAGGTCCAACGGAACAACCGTAGCCTCCTCCTTTGATATTTCCTGTTGTAGCAGTATCTGAATTCACTGTAAAGAAGAAGAAATTAGATAAAGCATAGTCTGTTGTAACTCTTACACCATTATCAAAAAGTCCTGTTGTGATTGCATATCCGGATCCTTGTCCTATTTGTACCCCTGTAATACCATCAAAGTTTGGAATAGTTGCATAAGCAAATACAGGATTAGTTGAAGTACCTGTTCCAGGTGAAATTGTTGGTGCACCTCTAAATAAATATGTTGTACCATTTGTTAAACCATGTCCAGGGACGTTTACATTAATAACTCCTGATCCTGCTTGATATGTTTTAAAACCATTTTCCGGTATCATTACAGTTGTAATTGGTTCTGTTCTATCTGGTCTTACTTGTAATAAAGCAATACCATCACCACCAATTGCTTTTGGTTGAAGTTGTGGTTGTTTAGGTTCAAACTCTGTGTAATGAACAAACGAACCATTCCATTCTCTAACCATTTCTTTGTATGGAAATTCCATACCTGATCTATCAGAAATTGCTTTTGAATGTTTTCCTGTTGCGTATTTAGACATTAAGTTCCTGGGTAATAAGCTTTAGGTGTAATGTATGTACTTGAAGCTGAACCATCTTCTTGTAATGCTCTTTGAAATTCATCTTCATAAAATAATTTCATTGGTTGAGTCATTTGTGGAGCATACTTCATAGATAAATAATAAGCTAAACCTGAAACCATACAAGGTATAAATCTAAAAGGCATATCAGTTGCATTAGTGTAAGCTCCAATATCTTGAATTCTTTTTATGTAATAGAAATGCATATCTTTAGATGCATTAGTTGAATCAGGTGTAGGGTAAACACTAATACTAACATGATCGATAAATCTTTGTACCCAATATTGATTGGGTGTTCCTTTTGAAAGTTTATTTGAAAATGCAGCATATGTTGATCTATCAACTTTAGTCATAGGACTATCTGATTGATCTGTTGCGGTTCTGTTTGATCTTAATTGTGCTTCAAGGACATCGGATATTCCGTATACCCCATTTGGATTTGATACAGCGCTTGTACCGTCTGAACTAGCTCTAAAAAATTTATACTCTGCTTGACCTTCAATTAAATCAAGATCAAGTTCTCCTATTTCCCAATAGTGAATACCTCTATTACCCCACTCTTGAAGCATTATATTTAATGATCTTCTAGAAGTTTTTAATTGATATCCTGAAACTTGTTGAATACCTAATCGTTCAAAAGCTTCTTCTACTATTTCGTCAATAGAAAAAGTTTTGTCAAATGTAGTTGTTCCAGAGGTAGTGTTAGCCATTTAGCCTCCTAGCCAGTGTATCCGATAGTAACAGATCCTGATCCAGTTACATCTGCATAGATAGTATTTTCAAATCTAATTCCGTTTCCAGGCATGTACATATCTAATCCTTCACTTCCAAAAGTAGATTCAAATACAATATTTCCAGATGCAGTTGCTGCATCATAAAGTTTTATATTTGTAACTCCTGTAGCTTGAATGTATGTAACTCTAGCAGGACCAATATTAGTAGATCCTCCTGAAAAAGTTTTCACCTGTCCGTCAGCTGTAAGTGTTGTAAATTTTTGG